CGTAGGTCTTTTGGCACATTAAACGAGGGTTAATTAAATGAAAGATTTTAAAATTCCATTCGCAGCAATATCCTTCTTACTTGTTCAGTTAGGTGGTGCTGTGTGGTTTGCATCTTCACTTGAGTCAAGAGTATCTAATCTTGAAACTAAATCATTGAAGATTGCAGAACAAAATCGTAAGTTCCTAGTCAACGAAGTTATTCCTGCATTTAAAAGAGATAACTGGTTAGGACAAGGTTGGGAGAACAAACACTTTTAAATAAAATGACTGAAGAGTTAAACGACTTGAACGTTAATAATGTTCTTGACGAATTACGTCCATACATAGAATCTGATGGAGGATACCTTGAGTATATCGGTATAGATTACTTAAAGGAAGGTCCTATTGTTATGGTTAGGATGGGTGGAGCATGCACAGGTTGTGCTATGAGTGCCCAAACTTTACAGTTGGGTATTGAACGTAGAGTCAAGGAAGTATTTCCTGAGGTCACACAGGTATTAGCAGTATGAGTGTCAAACAAGAGATATACTTAGGTAATCCTAATCTTAAAAAAGCAAACGTAAATACTGAGTTTACTAAGAAACAAGTTGCTGAGTACATGAAGTGTGCTCAAGATCCTGTCTATTTTATTAGACAGTACATTAAAATTGTATCTCTTGATGAAGGTGTTATACCTTTTGACATGTATGATTTCCAAGAAGGAATGGTAGAGAAGTTTCATGAACATAGATTTAATATATGTAAACTACCTCGTCAGTCTGGTAAGTCAACTATCGTTACAGCATATCTACTATGGTATGTACTATTCAATGCTAATGTAAATGTCGCAATCCTCGCAAACAAAGCACCAACTGCAAGAGAGATGTTGGGCCGCCTCCAACTATCTTATGAGAATCTCCCTAAATGGATGCAACAGGGTATTGTCGGATGGAACAAAGGGTCACTCGAATTGGAAAACGGAAGTAAAATCCTCGCTTCTTCTACTTCTGCTAGTGCTGTTCGCGGTATGTCCTTTAACATTATATTTTTGGACGAATTCGCTTTCGTTCCGAATCATATTGCTGAACAGTTTTTTGCTAGTGTGTATCCTACAATTTCATCTGGTAAGTCAACTAAAGTTATTATTATCTCCACTCCTCATGGGATGAATCAATTCTATAAGTTGTGGCATGATGCAGAAAGAAATGCAAATAACTATGTCGCAACCGAAGTACACTGGTCACAAGTACCTGGTAGGGATGATAAATGGAAACAGCAAACTATAGAGAATACATCTGAGGCACAGTTCAGAGTTGAGTTTGAATGTGAGTTCTTAGGATCTGTTGATACCTTAATCACACCAAGTAAATTAAGAATGATGCCATACAAAGATCCTATTAATCAGAACAAGGGTCTTGCAGTATATGAAAATGTCATAGCAGAACACAATTATATAATTACAATTGATGTATCGAGAGGAGTTGGAAACGATTACTCAGCATTTGTTGTAATGGACACAACCACCATTCCATATAAAGTAGTAGCAAGATATAAGAACAATCAAATTAAACCTATAGTTTTTCCAAATGTCATTGTAGATGTTGCCACAAACTATAACAATGCATACCTTCTTTGTGAGGTAAATGATATAGGTGGACAGGTTGCAGATATTATACAATATGATATGGAGTATGAGAATCTACTAATGGTATCCATGAGAGGTAGAGCAGGTCAGCAACTTGGTCAAGGATTCTCTGGTAAGAAAACACAATTAGGTATAAAAATGTCTACTGCAGTTAAACAAGTTGGATGTTCTAACCTTAAGGCATTGATAGAAGATGATAAATTACTTGTTGAAGATTATGATACTATTGCGGAATTGACAACCTTTATTCAAAAAGGACAATCATTCCAAGCGGAGGATGGATGTAACGATGATCTGGCAATGTGTCTGGTTATATTCTCATGGATGGCAATGCAACCATACTTTAAAGAAATGCATGACAATGACGTTAGGCAAAGAATATATGAAGATCAAAGAGACCAGATAGAACAAGACATGGCACCTTTTGGATTTGTGACTGATGGATTAGAAGAAGATCAGTTTAAAGATGCTCAGGGGGATGTTTGGCAGGTCGCGGAATATGGAGACAAATCATATATGTGGGAGTATAGGTGAAGATTTAAAAATATAAATAATCTTAGACAACCCGATTGAACAGCATTTCAAGGAGTATATAAACATGGCAACTAATCAATCATCGCCAGGTGTAGTAATTCAGGAAAGGGATCTGACCACTGTCTCTACTATTCCTACCGCGAATGTTGGAGTTATTGCAGCACCATTTACCAAAGGACCTGTAGAAGAAATCATTGAGATTACTTCTGAAAGGCAACTAGCAGAACGTTTTGGTGAACCAAACGAAAGCAACTATGAGTACTGGTTCTCTGCAGCACAATTTTTATCATACGGTGGTTTACTAAAAACCATTCGTGTTAATTCATCTACATTGAAGAATGCTGTTGATACAGGTACAGCACCTTTAGTTAAGAATTTACAAGATTACGAAACAAGCATCGAATCAGCATCCAATTCCTTTTCATGGGTTGCTAGAACACCTGGTGATACAGGAAACTCAATCGGTATTTTTGTAACAGACGCAGGTGCAGACCAAGTACTTGTAGTTCCTGCTCCTGGCTCAGGTAACGAGCACGAGTTCGTTGCAGACGCTGCTGTATCTGCTGCATCTGGTGCTGCAGGTAAAGTGTTTAAGTATAGTATCGTAATAACAATCGATGATATAGTTGGTTCATTCACACCTGGTTCTACTACAACAATTAGTATCAGTGGTTCTAATGAGACAGTTAACGTCCTTGCTTATGACGCTCCTAACAAGAAATTAGAAATCGGACTACCTAGTGGTGGTGTCACAGGTATCATTGCAGATAACATGGTTATCACACAGGGTACAAACACTGCTAAGGTCAACGCAACAATCGAAAGAAAACTACTTGTTGCTCTTGACAAAGGAAGCATTGAATTTGCTGCCTCCGATGTTGTACAAGATACAAACTCAACAAACATTACTACAACTTCAGTAAGAGATGAGTACACAGAGCGTGAGTATCTACCTGGCGTTAAGTGGATCAACGTTGCTCCAAGACCAGGCACTTCACTATATGCTAATGGTGTTGGTGGACACAGAGACGAAATGCACGTTATCTTAATTGATATCGACGGTGGTGTCACTGGAACAGTTGGTGCTCTTCTTGAAAGATACATCGATGTTTCTAAAGCATCTGATGCTAAGACATCTGTTGGAGAAACAAACTACTACGCAGAAGTAATTAAACAAAAATCAGAATTTATTTTCTGGGCAGAGCATGAGGCAACATTATTTGCTGCTACTTCATCTGCATCTGATGGTGTATTTGGACAAACTGCAGCAGCTAGACAGTTCAACTTATTCCGTAGTGCAAATGGTTCTACAGATTATCCTGCAGGAGCAACAACACTAGGTTCTAAGAACAATGCTACTTACTACTACAGATTAGCAGGTGGTGTAAACTACACAGTATCAGCAGGACAGTATACAATTACTAATGCTGACATAGGTAGTGCATACGAATTGGTTGAAGATCCAGAATCACAAATCATCGACTTTATCATTTCAGGTCCTTCTGGAACAAGTGATGCAAACGCACTTGCTAAGATTACATCTCTCGTAAACATTGCAGAAGAGAGAAGAGACTGTATGGTATTCGTTTCACCTCGTAGAGGAAACGTAATTGGACTTAGCAATAACACAACTATTACAACAAACATTGTAAACTTCTTTAAGCAACTACCAAGTTCTTCTTACATGGTATTTGACTCAGGATACAAATACATCTATGACAAGTATAATGACGTTTACCGTTATGTACCTACTAATGGAGATATTGCAGGTCTATGCTTGCAGACTAATGAAATTTCAGAACCTTGGTTCTCACCAGCTGGATTCCAACGTGGTGTACTAAGAAATGCAATTAAGTTAGCATACACACCAAACAAAGCACAAAGAGATCAACTCTATGCAAACAGAATCAACCCAGTTGTTTCATTCCCAGGACAAGGTGTTGTTCTTTACGGAGACAAAACTGCACTTGGATTTGCATCAGCATTTGACAGAATTAACATACGTCGTCTCTTCCTAACAGTTGAGAGAGTTATTAGTTCTGCTGCTAAATCACAACTCTTTGAACAGAACGATGAGGCACAGAGATCACTATTCATCAATATTGTTGAACCATATCTCCGTGATGTACAGGGTCGTCGTGGTGTAGTTGACTTCTTAGTTAAGTGTGACAGTTCCAATAACACACCTGAGGCAGTTGACCGTGGTGAGTTCTATGCGGAAGTATTCTTGAAACCAACAAGAACTATCAACTATGTACAGTTAACATTCGTTGCTACCAGAACTGGAGTAAGTTTTGCAGAGGTTGCATCATAAAACCTCTCAAAATACTCTTTTGACTAAATATAAAAGACGGAGATCCTAATTAAAAATGGCAAACAAAGGAACAATTGATCAATTTAAGGCGAATGTCAAGTCGGACTTCGCAAGACCTAATCTATTCCAAGTAGATTTGGCATTCCCTGCTGAAATTATACAAGACTCTGATCTTGTTAATCTAGGTAAGTTCACTGTTCGTGCAGCAAATTTACCAAGTTCACAGATTGGTGTTATAGAAGTTCCTTTTAGAGGAAGAGTTCTAAAGATAGCTGGAGACAGAACATTTGAACCTTGGACAATTACTATCATGAACGATAGTGAGTTCAAGTTAAGAACTGCAATGGAATTGTGGGCAAGTTCAATCCAAGCATACAATGAGAACTTTACTTCTGCAGGTACACTCGGAGACAATTCAGATAGTTCTGGATACTTCGCAGACATGACTGTCCATCAGTTAGCAAGAGATCTTAAAGACGGAGAAGCACCTAAGATTCTTAAGTCTTATAAGTTCTTCAATATCTTCCCAAGTAATATCGCTGCTATTGATCTGGATTACGGAAACAATGATGCGGTTGAAGAATTTACTGTAGAGATGCAAGTACAATACTGGAAACCAGTTTTAGCAGGATCATAATTCGACTTTTTGAAACCTGTATAAATATATCAGAACCAAAAATTAAATCGTAATGGCACAACAACTCTTTGGATTTTCATTACAAAGAGCGAAGAAGGTTCCTAAGGGACCTTCTTTTGTTCAGAAGGATAGTTTAGATGGATCGCAACCCATAGTTGGTGGCGGTTACTTCGGTTATTCTGTTGACTTTGATGGTACTATTCGTAATGATCATGAACTAATCACTCGTTATAGAGAGATGGTCTTGAATCCAGAATGCGATAGTGCTGTAGATGACGTAGTGAACGAGACTATTTGTGGGAACTTTGATGATGTTCCTATATCAATAGACTTACACAATTTAAAACAATCAGAAAAAATTAAGAAGTTAATTCGTTCAGAATTTGATGAGATACTTCGCCTTCTTGATTTTGATAACAGAGCTTATGAAATCTTCCGTCGATGGTATGTTGATGGGAGATTATTTTTTCATAAAGTAATAGATCCAAAGAAACCACGTGGCGGTTTAGTAGAATTAAGATACGTTGATCCTAGAAAGATTCGTAAGGTGACTGAGTATGAGGCAAAGAGACCTGAAGCATTAAGGACTCAAGATCTCAATCAGCAACTAACACAGCAGAGTGCGTCATATTTCCTATACAATCCTAAAGGATTAAAGAACTCAACTAATCAGGGTATGAAAATTGCACCTGATTCAATTGCTTATTGTCATTCTGGTATACAGGATCTCAATAAGAACATGGTGTTATCACACCTACACAAAGCAATCAAGGCAGTAAATCAACTGCGTATGATTGAGGACTCTTTGGTAATCTACAGATTATCAAGAGCACCAGAACGTCGTATATTTTATATTGACGTTGGTAACTTACCTAAGAATAAAGCGGAGCAATACCTTCGTGAAGTTATGGGTAGGTATAGAAACAAGTTAGTATATGATGCAAACACAGGAGAAATTAAAGATGACAAGAAGTTCATGTCAATGCTCGAAGACTTCTGGTTACCCAGACGAGAAGGGGGACGAGGCACTGAGATCACTACGTTGCCAGGTGGACAAAATCTTGGAGAACTTGAGGATGTCAAGTACTTCCAAAAGAAATTATACAAAGCACTCAACGTTCCAAGCTCAAGGTTAGAAACAGAAACTACCTTTAACATTGGTCGTGCTGCTGAAATTACTAGGGACGAAGTAAAGTTCCAGAAGTTCATCGCACGTTTACGCAAAAGATTCTCTGAACTGTTTGTAGATCTTTTAAAAACTCAACTCATTCTTAAGGGTATATGCTCTATTGAAGAATGGGAGGATATGAAAGAGCACATTCAGTTTGACTTTATTGCAGATAACTATTTCACAGAACTAAAAGAGATAGAAATCCGCAACGAAAGAATGAATGAAGTTGCACAAATGGATCCTTACGTGGGTAAATACTTCTCAGCGAACTATATACGTACAAAGGTTCTTAAACAAACCGAGTCAGAGATTAGGGAAATCGACAAAGAAATTAAACAAGAAATCGAAGACGGAACAATCATGGATCCTCAAGCAATGCAAGCCATTGAGATGGGTATCGGTGAGGAAGAACCTGCACCTGCAGGTGGAGAAGCACCTGCTGCTGACCCTAATTCTGCAGTTAGTCCCGCAGATCAAAAAAGAGCAGAGATCTAAAAACATAAATACATAATGGAGGAACTCTTATTATGCCTACTGACGTAGCAAATCAAATAGTAAATCACATTTTTGGTGATGAAAAAGCAAAAGCAGTTGATGCAACAAATGATGCATTAGCCGCATCTGCGTTTGATGCGATTCAAGCAAAGAAACTTGACTTCGCAAAACAGTGGGGTTTTAATCCTGATCAAACAGGACAAGCCGTTGCTGATGAACTTGCTGATAAAGCAACTGATACAGGTGATGTGACAGATGTGGATGTCCAAGGTCGCAAACCAGAAGATCCAGATCCTAACGTACCAGTAGAACAACCTACTGCATCCGCAGAGGAACCAACCGAGGAATCAAAAGATGAGACTGATAGCTGAAGAACTTACAGAAGTAAAATTTCTGTCAGAAGAAAAGAACGGTAAAAAAAATTACTTTATAGAAGGTATATTTTTACAGTCTGAACTTGCAAATAAAAATGGACGCATGTATCCATTTAAAACTTTGCAGAGAGAAGTTGCCAAGTATGATGAAAATTTCATCGCAAAAGGTAGAGCTCTTGGAGAACTTGGTCACCCAGAAGGTCCTTCAATAAATCTTGATAGAGTATCGCATAAAATTGAACGTCTTAGTGAAGATGGCAACAACTTCATTGGTCGTGCGAAGATACTTGATACACCTAACGGAAAAATTGCAAAGTCTTTACTCGATGAGGGTGTAAGTCTCGGAGTTTCTTCTAGAGGTATGGGTTCTTTAAAGAAAGAATCTAATTGTAATATAGTACAAGATGATTTCATGCTCGCTACTGCTGCTGATATAGTTGCAGATCCTTCAGCACCTGACGCTTTTGTCGATGGTATCATGGAAGGAAAGGAGTGGGTTTGGGATAATGGTATACTTAAAGAGTCTGCTGTTGCTGAAATTAAGAAAGAAATTGACTCAGCGACACTTAGAAACTTACAGGAAAGGAAGATTTCCGCGTTCAGTAAATTTCTGAAGAGTTTATAAGTATAAATAAATATATAAAACAGCAACGTAAAAATTTAACGGAGTTAAAAGAAATGGCTGAAACCCTCGAAAAGGAATTAGATAACATGGAAGAAGTGACCGAAGGTTCCAATCCTGTAACTAAAAACGCAAAACCTGGCGAATCAATGGACACCTCCAAAGGTGGTGCTTCTAAAGTGATATCTGTCACTACTGATTCAATGGAAGGTGCGAAGGGAACTAAAAACGCAGGTAAATCTGCATCCTCACCAGTAGGTAAGGCACCTGTTCCTTCTACTAAACCAAGTGATGCGTCCGCAAAGATGGAGGAGACTGAATCTAATGACGAAACAATCGCAGAAGAAGAGACCTCTGAAACCAAGTACGACTTTAGTCAAGATGTTGACGCTCTTGTCTCTGGTGAAGAACTCTCAGAAGAGTTCAGAGTAAAAGCAGCAACAATCTTTGAGGCAGCAGTCACTTCACGTGTAAACGAAGAGACTAAAGCGTTGCAAGAAGCATTTGAAGAATCTCTAACCGAAGAGGTAGAGAAACTCAAAACAGATTTGGCCGAGAAAGTAGACGACTACGTTTCTTATGCTACTAAACAGTGGATAGAGGAGAATGCCCTCGCTGTTGAACATGGCATAAAGAATGAGATGGCAGAGTCGTTCTTCAATGGTCTAAAAGATCTCTATGTGGAACACAACTTTACTGTTCCCGAAGAGAAGTTCAACCTGTTAGATGGAATGACAGGAGAACTTGATGAAATGGAGAAAAAGCTCAACGAACAAATTGACACCAACATTGCTTTAAACAAGCAAATTGGTGAGTATAGTAAAATGGAGATTGTGAACGACGCAGCTACAGGTCTAGCAGAAACCCAAAAGGAGAAGCTAGCATCTTTGGCAGAGGGTGTTGAGTTTGAAAATGAAGAAGATTTTCGTAAGAAGATCGAAACTATCAAGGAATCATACTTCACTCGTAAGGCTGAGGTTGCCGAAAAAGCAACTGAACCCACAGAGGAAGCATCAGCACCATTGGTAGAATCCACTGTGACTGGCACTATGGGCAAGTACGTAGATGCACTAGCACGTTGGTCCAAATAATTGTAAATTAACACTAACTTAAGGAAAAAGATAACAATGTCTTTACAACATCTCCAAGAGAAGTGGGCACCCGTATTGAATCACGAATCAGTTCCTGAAATCAAAGATTCATATAAAAAGGGCGTAGTCGCACAACTCTTAGAAAACCAAGAAAACGCAATCAAAGAAGAAGGTCAAGTTCTTAACGAGACTCTTCAGACTACAGGTTATACCACAGGCGATACCGCTACTGGTCCTGTTGCAGGTTTCGACCCAGTTTTGATCAGTCTAATCAGACGTTCAATGCCACAACTCATTGCATATGACGTTGCAGGTGTTCAACCAATGACAGGTCCTACAGGTCTTATCTTTGCAATGAGATCATTCTACGGTTCTGAGCGTAGACCTGCAAACAGTGACTTCAGAGAAGCACTATTCAACGAACCTAACGCAGGTTTCACAGGTGGAGCTGGTACAGGATTATCAAACTACGATCCTACTGCTTCTTCTTCTGCTGTAAACGATGCTGAAGGTGCAAACCCAGGATTACTTAACGATAGTTCACCAGGAACTTACGAGGTAACTGGCGATGCTACAGGTATGGCAACAGCAACTGCTGAAGCATTAGATGATTCATCTGCTTCAACAGCCTTCAGAGAAATGGGTTTCTCCATTGAGAAGGTAACTGTTACTGCTAAATCTAGAGCATTAAAGGCAGAGTACAGCATAGAGATGGCTCAAGACCTTAAAGCAATTCACGGATTGGACGCTGAATCTGAATTAGCAAACATTCTCTCAACAGAGATACTTGCTGAAATCAACAGAGAAGTTGTCAGAACAATCTATGTAAATGCTGTTAAAGGTGCTATCGCTAACACTGCTACAGACGGTATATTTGACTTAGACGTTGACTCTAATGGTAGATGGTCAGTTGAGAAATTCAAGGGACTATTATTCCAGATAGAAAGAGACGCTAACGCTATCGGTCAAGAGACAAGACGCGGGAAGGGCAACATTTTGATCTGCTCTGCAGACGTTGCATCTGCTCTTGGAATGGCTGGAGTACTTGACTATGCACCTGGTCTTCAAGGCAACAGTGCATTAACAGGAGTAGACGATACTTCATCTACACTTGTTGGTACTCTAAACGGACGTATCAAGGTTTATGTTGACCCATATTCTTCAAACGTAAGTGATAAGCACTTCTACGTTGCAGGATACAAAGGTACATCACCTTATGACGCAGGATTATTCTACTGTCCTTACGTTCCATTACAGCAAGTTAGAGCAATCAACCCTAACACCTTCCAACCAAAAATCGGGTTTAAGACACGTTATGGTATGGTTTCAAACCCATTCTCAGGTGGTCTTACACAAGGTTCTGGTGCACTTACAGCTAATGCTAACAAGTACTACAGAAGAGTACAGGTTGCTAACCTCATGTAATTCGGATATTACATATATCATTAAGAGACCTTCGGGTCTCTTTTTTTGTCACCAAATATTTTTTTTGGTGACTTGACAAGTAGAAAAACGCATGGTATAGTATAACTAACGGACATCGTGATCCGTTTTTAATTTACAGGAGGCAACTTATGCGTTACATACCTTGGGATAAAATATCCCTTGATGAATGGAGATTAACTTATCCAGAAGATGATCAGTTTCAAAAATTTCCATATTTAAAATTAGTACAAAAACCAGATAGAACAAATGGAGTACATTTAGTAGATCCATTTGATTTCAAAGCATTAAACAATATAATGAGAGGTATTCTTACATCAAAAAGATCAGGTTTTCTTAGTGATAAATTAGTTTCCCTCATGGCATTACTTAAGTTAGGATGGTTATCAACATCATGGGCAATACCTTATGTTGATTATGAAGGTCGAAAAATTAACTTTGACAGAAGACACACATTAAAGGATCTACTTGAACTCATAACAATACATCGTAAGGATATTCCATGCGTCTATGGTGCTGAGTATGAAAGAGTTTGGACAAACGACCCTAATGATATTGTCAATAGTTTTACTACAGAAACTATTCTTCTAATAGCAGGTATGTGGGGTAATGTTTGTAGTCCTGTTCCTGCAGACACTAAAGATCACAACTTTATTAGTCTTACACGGTATATCATTCATACTGAAGAGAAGATTCTAGGGAAAGGAACTCTTACAAATGATCAAACTATCAAAGATATTTTGAAATCTATGGGTGTATACGTTCGTTATAATTGGAACGAATCATTCATTAAGAACATAGTCACTAGAATCAAGCAAGATATTGAAGATGTTAGTGGAGTTGGTCATTTGCAAGCGATTAACAATCAAGGTCTTAAAGATCAAGTTGTAAATTTCATGAACAAAAATGATGAGTGGGGTAGAGACAACACAGAAGACGACGAATCATTCTTTTCTATGAGGACTTATAACAAAGCGACCAACATTACAAATGCTACTGCTGAAGAAATTCTTGCTGCTGCTGTTAGAAAAGAAAATCAAAATCTAGAAAAGGGATCTAATAAGACCTTAAAGATTATGATGTTCAATGAAAAAGACTCAGAAAACTCAATTGGTATAGCTACCGCACGTAAAAATTTAATGACTACTTTGAAAGATAGGTGGGAATTAAAAAGAGACAGTGCATACCGTCCAGTATATGAAAAGTTAAAACCAGGTGTCTTTGAAGAAAAAGTAATATCTGATCTTAACTTTGAGATTTGGTTCTACCCTCAAATCCAAGGAGAGACAGAACCTTTTTTACAACCATTTATTTAAAGGTTTTCTTAATGTAATCCTTGCTACATATGTAATAAATAATATTACACGTGTGAAAAAGGGGAAAGGGGTGTCTGGATAGGCACCTTTTTTTTGTCACTAAATATAAACGTATAGTATACTTAATTATGATAGATGATGTAAGGTTTGATGATTTTATTGGTATCTTTGATACTAAATTCAATACTCAACCATTGATAGATTATTGGGAATATCAAAAGAAGTGTGGTGCTACGTTTAATCGCAAAGGTATCTTTGGTAAAGAACGTAGAGCAAATCAACGTAAAGACGAGTGTCTTGCTACGGAAGATTTTATATTGGATCATTCTTGCGGATACCAATGGATGAAACAATACAATGATATTTGCGGTGAGTGTTTAGAATTATACATTGACAAGTATGAAAGTCTATTGGGATTTAGATACCAACAAGTATATTTGAATGTACAAAAGACTACACCACAAAACGGTTATCATTCATGGCATGCTGAGAATGGTTCTATGGGAACTAATCGTAGATTGTTAGCAACTATGATGTATCTCAACGAAGGTTTTGAAGGAGGAGAAACAGAATTTCTCTACCTTTCTAAACGTTTTAAACCTAAAAAAGGACAAGTATTACTTTGGCCAGCAGGGTTTACGCATACTCATAGAGGTAATCCTCCATTATCAGGTGAAAAATATATTGCTACATCATGGTTAGAAAACATTAACGGATAAAATGGCAAATTGGTATCAAGATCAACTGACTAACAAGAACTTTCTATCCCCTATAGGATTTTTATTCTTATTAGATAGAGCAAAGAAAACATCGTTCTTATGTCAGAAAGCAAATATACCTGCATTTACGACAGGTAATATTGAAATACCTACACGTGGTTTTGTCACCATACCAGTAGAGAGTACAGCATCATACGAAGATTTAACTATAGAGTTTATAGTAGATGAAGACTTAAAGAATTATATGGAGATACACAACTGGATGAGAGCACTGTCTACACCAGGTGAATACGAAGATAGATATAATTGGAATCAAGAAAACATTACCAGAGGAACTAACCAAGATCCAAGATTTTCTGATGCTACATTACAAATATTAAATAACAATAACCTTGCAAACTTTGATGTAGTTTTTAAATCAGTCTTTCCTATCAACTTATCATCATTACCATTTGATGTGACAGGAAGTGATAGCACTTATTTTACAGCATCAGCAACATTTAGATATACCTTGTACGAGGTAAGAAACGTAAACCAATCGACACGTAGGTAAACATGTACAATCTTAACATCAAAAAATCTTTCGTAGCATTTGTAGAGTGGGATAAGAAACTTATAAAAAAATTTCAAGATAAATATAAGTTGTCAGACTATCAAATACATTGTCTTGCTTTCACTAAAGGGATTTTAATAGGTGCTATTCTCCTTTGAAAAAACCTTTGGTAAAGGTGTAGATCCTTGGTATCACAAGGCAGAGCGATGGGTAAAGAAGAAATTCAAGAACCCTTTCGTTAGGCATCTAGCACTTGGTTTGCTAGAGTGGTTGAAAAAAAAGTGGATCTATGCTAAAATAGAAAATACAATGCGATCAGTTGACACACAAGCTGACCAATTAGTAAAAGAGTGGGACAGAAATGAACCAATTAGAAGACCAAACATCTTGGAGACTGGAGTACTTGGAGATGAAGGCTGGTCTATCGAAATTTCAAATCCAGTTGTTGAAAGAAGGTCCGAAGCAACTAGCACAGGCATGGTTACTAGGAGCGATGCACAGCGACTACGAAAAGATGAAAGGGATCAGACCCAAGAACGAAAAAACAGTGAACTGCCAAAGCAGTCTCCAAGATTTCTTCAAGGAAACGAAGGATCAGGGAGTATAATACCAGACCCTTGGATTGATAATGAATCTAGAACAGATACAGGAGATGTGGAAGAAGGATTCCGTAATTGATAACGATCTTTACTGCGAAGAATCCACAAAAATTCCACAACTCCATATGCGATATATGGAACTATACACCACGTTTGGACTAATGAAGAAAGAACGTGAGATTGAGATGAAAAGAATTGTTAGAGAGAAATGGATATACTATAAAGGTAAAGCACCATCAACTGTGTATAAAGAATTGCCTTTTGATTATAAGTTGACTACCAAAGAAGAAGTCAATATGTTTATAGAAGGTGACGATGAGGTGAGAAAGTTGCAATATAAAATTGAGTATGTAGATCAGTGTTTAACTTATTTGGATGGTGTATTGAGAATGATTAACAATCGTAATTTTCAAATCAAGAATGCAATAGACTGGGAAAAATTTAAGAATGGGTTCTAGTGATACACTATATAATATAGTGACTTAAGTCGAAATGATGGACCTCAAGATTGCAAAGAAGAATGAGGTATATTTAAAAGTAGAAGCAGCAGATCATATCAATTATGAGTTAGCAGACTTCTTTACCTTCGAGGTTGAGTCTGCAAAGTACATGCAGAAGACAAGAAGATATAAAGGATGGGATGGAAAGATAAGATTATACTCACCTGCTAATGGAGAGATCTATTGTGGTCTTGTAGATTATCTTACTGACTGGGCAGAGAAGAAAGGGTATGACTACGTTTTAGATGAAGATGGATATTATGGTCACCCCCAAGAAACAAATGATTTGATTACTCCTGAGGGAGTTGCGTCATTTGTACAGAGTCTTTGTTTGAATCATAGGGTAAGGGATTACCAATACCAAGCAATATACGAATGCCTGAAATACAACAGACGACTCCTATTGTCGCCAACTGCAAGCGGGAAATCCTTGATGATCTATTCATTGGTGAGATACCATGTTAATGCGGATAGAAATGTATTAATAGTTGTACCCACAACATCTCTTGTGGAACAAATGTATAAGGACTTTAAAGAATATGGTTGGAATGTAGATCACCATTGCCATAAACTCTATGCAGGAGCAGAGAAATATACGGAACATGATGTAGTGATTTCCACATGGCAATCAATATATAAAGAACCTAAGAAGTGGTTTGATAAGTTTGACTGTGTGATAGGTGACGAAGCACATCTATTTAAAGCAAAGTCTTTGACATCACTTATGGGTAAACTCCATGATTGTAAATATCGTATTGGATTTACTGGTACATTAGATGGTGCAAACGTTAATCAGTTAGTATTGGAGGGAGTTTTCGGTAAATGTTCTAAGGTCACAAAGACCAATGAACTAATGAAGCAGGGATATCTTTCTAAATTAAAAGTAAAAATTATACTAATAAAACATAAAGATAAAATATTTGAAGGGTATCAGGACGAGATGGACTACCTCGTTGAGCATGAACCTAGAAATAAATTCATTAAAAATTTAGCAAAAGATCTCAAAGGTAATACACTAATTCTATTTAACTACGTAGAAAGACACGGTTTACCTTTGTTCAATATGATAAATAGTGATACAAACACACCTGTGTATGTTGTACATGGAGGAGTTGATACAGAAGACCGAGAAGAAATTCGAGAGTTAACTGAAAAATCAAACAATTCTATTATTGTTGCTTCCTATGGTACATTCAGTACAGGTATAAATATTCGTAATCTACATAATGTTATCTTTGCTTCTCCTTCTAAATCTCGTATTCGTAATTTACAAAGCATTGGACGAGTACTTAGGAAGGGCGACAATAAATCAAAAGCAACTCTTTATGATATTGCTGATGACATATCCACTGACAGAGGAAACAATTACACATTGAATCATTTGTTAGAGAGAGTCAAAATTTATAATGAAGAAAAGTTTGATTATGAAATCATAGACGTTAAACTAAAGGATGATTAATTACGCCAAACACGAAGAAGAATTTTACGGAGTATTAAAACTCATAAATGGAGAGGAAGTGTTGGGTAAAGCTGTTCTTACAGATGACCACGGTGAAAGTTTATGCTTTATTCAGAACCCTGTTGCTGTAGAAATGATTGAGAAAGAAGTAGAACACGATAGATTGGCACGAGGAATAGGATTTTCTAAATGGATGCAGTTGTCAGACGAGGACTTTTATGTAATAAGAGAAAAGGATATTTTAACAATATCTGCTATGTCTAAACAATGTGAATTCATGTACAAATCATATTTGCAGGGCGAGTCACCTGATAGTAGGAGGGAAAGAATGGAACAAGAACCCAACAAACATCTGGGTTACTTGGGATCAATTGACACTGCTAGATCATTATTTGAAAAGATGTATAAATTGAATAAAGGTAATTAATATATTCAGAAACCCCTACACGGTTAGTGTACAGCAAATTGACATCTTTGTCAAGCTCTGCTATAATAAAAACAATCCAGAAGGAGAAATATGGCTGCACGAGCGAGCACCAAGAAGAAGCAACACTATGTTGACAACAAAAAATTTCTTGAGGCTATTATAAAGTACAAAGAAAAAGTTGACATCGCTAAGTTAAAAGGTCTTCCTAAACCTCGCGTCAATAATTATATCGGGAGTTGTTTCTTAAAGATAGCAACTCACTTATCTTACAGACCAAACTTTATCAATTACATGTATAAAGATGATATGGTCTGTGACGGTATAGAAAATTGTATACAGTATATTGATAACTTTGATCCTACTAAATCAAGAAATCCATTTGCATATTTTACTCAGATAGTGTATTATGCATTTCTAAGACGTATAGCAAAGGAGAAAAGACAGATGGATATAAAAGAAAAGATTATAGAGAAATCTGGATATGATCACGTATTTAGTGTTGACGGAGATGCAAGTACCGACTATAATCAAATTAAGAACAGAGTGGAGATGAATCAAAAGCGATGAAATTATTGCTGATAACTGATCAACACTTTGGTGTTCGTAATGATAACAAGCATTTTATTAATCACTATAAAAAGTTTTATAGTAAAGTTGTCATACCCTTTATAAAAGCACATAACATTGAACATATCTTTTGTTTAGGTGATACGTTTGATAAACGTAAATCTATAAACTTTAATTCATTAGATGAATCTAAAGAGATGTGGTTTGACCCCCTATTAAAACTAGGAGTCAGAATGGATATGCTTGTAGGTAACCATGACATATACTATAAGAATACATTACGAGTCAACGCACCAGAAGAACTTCTGGGTGAGTACCATAACATTCATATAATCACAGAACCAATTAACATCACTTATGATGGTCTTGACATTCTATGTCTTCCTTGGATATGTGATGACAACCTTGAACAATCATTTAGAGCGATCAAGGAAAGCAAAAGCAAAGTGTGTATGGGACACTTAGAACTCAATGGTTTTGAAGCACATCCTGGTCACATGATGGAACGTGGCATGGATCATTCGGTCTTCAAAAAATTTAAGAAAGTGTTTACAGGACACTATCATTCTAAATCACATAAAGACAACGTTTATTATCTTGGAAATCCCTACCAACTTTACTGGAATGACTTCGGATGCAAAAGAGGCTTCCATGTTTTTGATACAATTACTCTTAAGACTACTCATTATAGGAATCCCTTTGACGTTTTTCATAAATTGTATTATAATAATGGAGTTAGTCTCCCAAGCGAAAAAGATGTCGAAGGAACATTTGTCAAACTCATCGTAGAAGAGAAGGGTGACTATGCCAAGTTTGACTATGCAGTTAAACGTCTACAAGACATGAACATTGCAGACCTTAAGATTGTAGAAGATCTTAGTGTACTTGGCGAGAGTGATTCAATATTAGAAACTGAAGATACTTTAACATTACTCGATACATACATAGATGATATAGATCTACAAGTAAGTAAAGATAATGTTAAAAGTGTAATGAGATCTCTGTATATGGAGGCATCAGCAATCTAATGTTCGTATTAACTGATAAAAAATCTGGCGGGATTTACTCCGTCTTAAACAAAGACAACCAGAAAACTGTTCAATGCTTTGAAGAGGAATCTGATTGCCAAAGATATCATGAAATGCTTGTTGCTAATGATACAGAACACGAACTACTTGTTTTAGAAGTGGCAGATGAACTTATCGAAGTGAATTGTGGAACTCATGGATATCGTTATATGGTAATAAAATCAGAAGATTTGGTTGTACCTCCCCCTAAAACCTTAGAAAATTGATTACATTTGAAACGATTGCTTGGAAGAACTTTCTTTCTACAGGCGATCAATGGACTGACATCCAACTTGATGATGCAGGTGCGACACTTATTGTCGGATCTAATGGAGCAGGTAAATCTACTATGCTCGATGCTTTGTGTTTTGCTTTATTCAATAAACCTTTTAGAAAGATAAGTAAGAGTCAACTTGTAAATAGTATTAATGAAAAAGGAACCAAGGTACAGGTAACATTTAGTATAGGGAGAGATGAGTATCGTGTATTCAGAGCAATCAAACCAAATCTTTTCGAGCTTTACAAAAACAATAAGTTGGTTGATCAGGACGCTGCGACTAAAGATACCCAGAAATATCTCGAACAATCAATTCTCAAACTCAACTTCAAGTCTTTTACACAAGTCGTCATCTTGGGTTCATCCACATTTGTCCCCTTCATGCAACTCAATGCACCTGTCAGGAGAGAAGTTATCGAAGATCTACTCGACATCAAGATCTTCTCACAGATGAATACGATCTTAAAAGATCGATATAAGATAGCATATCAACAAAGTAAAGATTGTAGCAACCTTCTATCTATAGCAGAAGAGAGGTTAAAATCACAGGAAAAACTTATAAAATCCTTAAGAGAAGTAAACAGTGTTAGAAGACAAGAGAAGGAAGATAAAGTAGTACAGAACAAAGCTTTAATAGAAACCATATCATCAGATCAATCTCAAAGAAATGGTGACCTTTCTATACTAGAAAAAGAATTAATCGAAACAGATACGCATCAGTATATACTATCTGATCTCAAATCCAAGACAGCAGATCTTAAATCTGAGATGAAAAGAGTGTCTAAGGAAATGAAATTTCTTAAGACTCATGACACATGTCCTACATGTACACAAACAATAAGTCACGAATTTAAAGGAGAAAAGATAGATTCACTGACTCATAGCGGGGTTGACTTTGCTAAAGCTTTAAAGAAAGAAGAAAAAGCTATTGAAGATGTAGTTTCTATCTTGGATCAAGCCAATGAGTTATCAATGAAAGCTCATGAATTACGTAGTGAGATCTCAACTTTTGATAGAGACATCGTAAGATTAGAATCCGAGAACTTATCAATAGAGAAAGAACTTAGTAGTTTGGTTGCAGCACCTAAGATAGAGAAAGAAGAACATGTTTTAAAAACATTAGTAGATGACTTTGAAGATACTAAAATTGACTGTGGTAAAGTTGCACAGAAGATAGATGAATATCATACAGTAAAAAGTTTATTACAGGATAGTGGAATCAAGCGTCGTATAATTAAGAAGTATATACCAATATTCAATCAACTCATTAATAAATATCTTCACAGCATGGATTTCTTTGTTAACTTTACTCTTGACGAGGAGTTTAATGAGGAGATCAAGAGTCGTTTTAGAGATGATTTCTGTTATGCATCATTCTCTGAAGGAGAGAAACAAAAGATTGACCTAGCACTTCTCTTTACATGGAGAGAGGTAGCACGTATGAAGAACTCAGCAGCAACTAATTTGTTGATTCTTGATGAGGTATTCGATAGTTCTTTAGATGCTGATAGTACAGGTGCCCTACTTTCTATACTTGGAACGTTGGGAAATAATACAAACATTTTCGTAATATCACACAAAGGTGACATTCTTGTTGAGAAATTTCACAGAACGTTAAGATTTGAAAAGATCAATGATTTTTCCAAATTAGTGGACGATTTATAAGCTGGCACATTCATTGTTTCCAAATACATTAAAAGGTACTATAATATGGGTATAGACGAGACACCCATGCTAATTAACCAAGAAGTAAAAGGACAACTTGCAAAACTACTTGCAACAGAGAACCTTACAATAGAACATCGTAAAGTATCTACAGCATACTTTGATGTAGAGAAACGTATCCTATGCCTTCCTATCTGGAAGTCTGCTTCTAATACAGTATATGATTTACTTGTAGGTCATGAGGTTGGTCATGCATTATTCACACCTGCAGATGAACTCAATGATGCACCTAGAGCATTTGTAAATGTTCTTGAGGATGCACGTATCGAGCGTATGATGAAAGTAAAATATCCAGGTCTTCGTAATACATTCTTCAAAGGTTATCAAGAGTTATGGAATGATGGATTCTTCGGTGTATCAGATGGAGATATAGAGCAACTATCTTTGATTGATCGTATCAATCTATTCTTTAAAGGTAATGCATCAATAGAGTTTGAACCATCAGAGCAAGTATATGTAGATCGTGCAGCAGTGACTAAAACATTCAAAGACGTATTAGAACTAGCACGTGATATGATGGATCGTGCAGAGCAGAAAGATCAAGAGAATGAAGAGATTACTCCTCCAGAAATACCATTCAACGGAGAGAAAGATCTAGATGGTGAGTATGAGTTAGGTGAAAAGCAATCTGTACCTGCAGGTCAGGGAGAAGATGGAGAAGATGGAGAAGGTCGTCCAGACTTAGGTGAAGATGATACAGACTTTGAAGATGGGTATGAAGATGAAGGACTTGATTATGATACTGGTGTAGTAGGTGGTGGTACTAAACTAGAAACAGAATTCAAAGAAACAGAATGTGTTACAGATGAAGCATTAGCAGAATCCATCGAGACTCTTGTTGATGAAGATTCAAGAGAGTGGGTTTATCTTACAATGCCTAAGATCAAAGACCTCAACACAATTGTTATCGACAACAAAAAAATCAGAGAAGATTTAGAAAAGCACTTTGAAGATGAGTACGCTAAAGTGGCAGACCCAACAATGGAAAATTCTGATTGGAGACAATTTCAAGTTAAAGAGCAAAGAGATGCAATCGAGAATGGTCGCAGACACTATCAAACATTCAAGAAGTCAACTGGCAAGACAGTAAACTATCTTCTCAAGCAATTTGAAATGAAGAAGTCTGCTGATCAGTACAAGAGACAGGCAACATCTAAAACTGGTGTTATCAATACTCAATCTCTATACAAGTACAAGTTGACAGAGGATATCTTCAAGAAGATTACAGTAATACCTGATGGTAAGAATCATGGTCTTGTTATGTTCCTTGATTGGTCTGGTTCTATGAGTCAGTGTTTACTTGATACACTTAAGCAAACATACAACCTAGTATGGTTCTGTAAGAAAGCAAACATTCCTTTCAGAGTCTATGGTTTCCAGAGTGGATATCATAATTCATACAGATATGGTTCTGGACTTCATGAAGGTATTGAGCATAAAGCAAATCAACTTGCTATCGGTGACGACTTTAGACTTCTTGAGTTTCTTTCATCAAGACAAAACAATAGATCACTAGAAGCATCTATGAAGATTCTTTACTTACAAGTGTATGCAATGAACAACTATAATATCAAAGCAAATCAACCTTATGGTCTTGGCGGTACTCCACTTGCAGAAGCAATCTATTGTGCAAAAACAATTGTTGCACAAATGAAAGCACAAGAGAAAGTTCAGAAAGTGAATGTTGTTTGCCTAACTGATGGTGAATCAAATCCAATGAACTATACTGCAGAGTCTGAGCACTTTGAAGAATTACGTCAAAGAAATATCTGTAGTGGTTCTCATGTATTTGTCCTTCGTGATAAAGCAACTGGATACCAAAAACGTCTAAATGGTAGTCCTTACCAGACAACCAAAGAGATTGTTTCATACATGAGATCAATCACAGACTACAACTGGATAGGTATTCGTTTATGCTCTAAGTCAGAATTGAATAGAGTTGTTAGAAACTTTACTGAGAACTATGAGGACATACAAAAGTATGACAAGCAATGGAGAAAAGAAAAGTTTATCTCTATCAAAGATGATGCAGGTTTCACTGAAGCATTCTTCATGCCTGATAGAAACAATGGTTCAGACTCTGATGAACTAGAGATCAAACAGAAAGGTGTTGAAGCAACCAGAGCAGAATTGAACAGAGCATTCAAAAAACACATGAGTTCAAAGATGCAGAACAAAACGATTCTAAATAAATTCATTGAGCAGATCGCATGATTATAGATGATGTTGCAGAGAGCATACGCAGAATAGCGTATGCTATACCCAACTTAGAATATTTACCAGAAGATCATAATACAAGTATTGTTAAAGATGATATTACGATTAATAATGAAATGTGGTCATGTGCACAACTAAGAAAAATTCATCTGGAAACATGTAAAACAAAATACTTAGATGTACTCCACTGTGTATTTTTTCCTGACCCTCGATATAAATTACCTATCTTTGGGTGTGATATTATAGCAAACAATCGTATAGTGACTGCTGCTATTGTAGATGTATCTCCTGTTAAAGGAGTTAGATCTAATTTCTATAAAGATATAAAACCTATAAGTGAAAAGTACATGGATTTTGATTTTCGTAAACTACCTTTATGGGCAGATATATTTTCTCCTCATTGTAAGTTTATGAGATTGCATAAGCAACATGAACAGATAATGTACATACAACTATTAGAAGAATACTTAACAGTGTATGTGAATGCAGTAAAGAAAGCAGAGAGAGATAAAAATTTGGATTCATCGTATGAAAGATATCAAGATCAAATATATTATTGTACTCAACAGAAAAGAAATAAAAAAACTGAAGCAGTATTAGGATCATGGTTTGACCCAGATTGGGCAAAAAATTATATAGATACTGTACTATTTGATAAACCAAAACCTTTATTTACTTTTTAATGACAACAAAATGGTCTGCTTATATTCTATTGAAATCCAATAGACTTACTAAGGTTGAGTTCACATGCGAATCTAATTTAAGAGAGGATGCTGAACAAAGATGTAAAGGATTATATGGTGTATCTGATGTAAGACAACTTAAACGAGAGTGGACACTATAATAACTGTCCACCATGGCTTGTTAAAGTAGTACCACGATGCTATACTATTAGTATAGACAACAAAGAAACCATGCCATTCCAAGCAAAATTTACAGAGACTGAACTTCTATCATACTTTCAGCAGTTCGGTTCAGACATATCTGCAGACCACGTAAAG